TAATCCAGACAATCAAGATAATCCAAACTATGCGGGATTGTTGAAGTATTGTATTAAACATAACCACTGGTCTGTCTTTGAGCAATCATCAATGACACTTGAGATTGAAACAACTCGTGCAATCGCAGCACAAATTTTAAGACATCGTAGTTTTACATTCCAAGAATTTTCTCAACGATATGCAAAGAGTAATGAACTAGGTGAGATCGAATTACCGGAATTGCGTAGACAGGACACAAAGAATCGTCAGAATAGCATAGATGATCTTGATAGTAAGGTCGTCGATAAACTAAATCGTCAGATGATTACTCTGTTCAGCTCTGCACAGAGTCTTTATAATCAAATGATTGAAGAAGGAGTTGCCAAAGAATGTGCTCGTATGGTATTACCACTCTGTACTCCTACAAAGATCTATATGACAGGTTCGTGTCGTTCTTGGATTCATTATATTGATCTAAGGTCTGCACATGGAACTCAGAAAGAGCACATGGAGATTGCAGAGGCATGTCGTAAGGTATTTACCGAACAATTCCCCTCTGTGTCTGAAGCCCTTGAATGGGTCTAAATAACTTTACAAAACTTAATTCTCATGCCTACATATCCAGTAATAAATAAAAAAACAAAGGAAAAGAAGGAATTGTCAATGACCATGAAGGAGTATGATCAATGGAGAAAGGATAATCCAGATTGGGATAAAGATTGGCAAGCAGGTGTTGCAGCAGCTCAAGAAATGTTTAGATGGACTGGAGAAGCAGCATCCTCTGGTTGGAACGAAGTGTTAGATAGAGCATCAAAACAACCAGGTGCAAACGTTCGCAAAAATAGAGATTATTCATTCTAATGCCTAGAAAAAAAAGAGGATCCTCTGATCAACCGATTGGTGTCGGTTTGACTGCTAAACAGATGAAGAGGAGAAAACCCTTAAGCACAGATTACCTTATTGATATTGAACCACTAACTGATAATCAAAAGGTTTTGTTTAAATCTTATAAAGATGGGAAAAACATTATTGCATATGGATGCGCTGGAACTGGTAAAACATTTATCACTTTATATAATGCAATTCGTGATGTATTAAATGAAAATACACCCTATGAGAGAATATATCTTGTACGTTCATTAGTTTCGACTCGTGAGATTGGATTCTTACCTGGTGATCATGAAGATAAGGCAGACATATATCAAATACCTTATAAACATATGGTTAAATATATGTTTCAAATGCCCTCAGATGCAGATTTTGAAATGTTATATGGTAATTTAAGATCACAGGATACAATTAAATTTTGGAGCACATCATTTCTGAGAGGAACAACTTTAGATAATTCTATCATCATAGTTGATGAGTTTCAAAACCTTAATTTCCATGAACTAGACTCTATTATCACTCGTGTTGGTGAAAATAGTAAAATTATGTTTTGTGGAGATGCGAGCCAGAGTGATTTAACAAAATCGAATGAGAGGAATGGTATTCATGATTTTATGAACATCTTGCGTAAAATGGAATCTTTTGATATAATAGAATTTGAGGTTGAAGATATAGTTCGATCTGGACTCGTGAAAGAGTACATCTTAGCAAAACAATCTATTTAATTAATGTTTAATCATATTGATATCAATCTCCCAAAATTATCAAGGGAGACTATAGATGGAGTTCGTTATTATTCCGTACCAGACAATGATGAATTAATTAAATTAGTTTCTATAACTTCTGTTACAAGTCATTTTAACAAACAAATTTTTCTTGATTGGAGAAAAAGAGTAGGTAATGAAGAAGCAGATCGTGTCACCAAAGCTGCCACAACTCGTGGAACAGACATGCACACTTTGACAGAACATTATCTGAAAAATGATGAAAAACTTCCAAAAGTCCCTCCTATATCTAAGTTTCTTTTCAATGTTGCAAAAGAAAAACTTGGTAAAATAGACAATATTCATGCCTTGGAGGGATCACTATATAGTAGGCATCTAGGCATTGCAGGAACTGTCGATTGCATTGCTGAATACGATGGTGAATTATCGATAATAGATTTTAAGACAGCAGCAAAACCGAAACCCAGAGATTGGATTGAAAATTATTTTGTTCAAGCAATGGCTTATGGTTGTATGTTTTACGAACTTACAGGAATATCTGTCAAAAAATTAGTTATCATCATGTCTTGTGAAAATGGAGAATGTGTTGTTTATGAAGAATACGACAAAACAAAGTTTATCAAATTACTCGACAAATATATTAAAAAATTTGTTCACGACAAACTGGAGTTGTATGGAGTCAAACAAAGAACTTGAAAAAGTCATAGAGGAAAAATTTTTAACACCCTCTAAATTTTCTATGGAGATTGAAACAATTGTTTCCAAAGAAAAAATTAATTACATAGAAGCAATATGTCAGTATTGTGAAGATAATGACATTGAAATTGAATCAGTATCAAAACTTATATCAAAACCTCTTAAAGAAAGGTTGAAATATGATGCGATTCAGTTAAACTTTATGAAGAAAACATCAAGAGCTAAACTACCTTTATAATGAAAGTGACACCTTTTGAGACTTATCAAACATACTTATCAATGAAAAGTCATTTTACTAATAAAAAATATGACTTTATTAAGTATGGAGGTAAGTCAAAAGCTACAATGACTTCCTTCAATAAAAGAAAGGATAAATATTGGTTTGAAAAAACATCAAGAAAATATTCTGATCAACAAATTACAGATTTTTTGTTGGCAAATTTTGTCACAACTGATAATCCTAAAAATTTGTGGATCGGAGAGATTATTAATTCTGGAGAAAGGACTTATGCAGAATGGATGAAACGACAGCAAAGTTTAACTTACTTGTTCAAAGAACAATCAAGGGAATTGCTCTACGAAAAAAAATTGGAGAGCATATTCGATTGCTCGAAAGGACACCCAATGATTCTAAAAAAATATCTGGGTGGAAAAATAAGTTTAGAAACATTTTCAATTTTTGAAAAAATATTTTCCTTTAAAAAAGATTTTGATAAAAAGTTGAATGATCCGGTGTGGGAAACCGTTAGTATGAAATTAAAAAAGTATTCTCCTTTCCTAAATATTAATGTGATCCAATATAAAAAAATACTTAGAGAGATAGTTAATGTCTAATTTTTTCGACTCAGAAATAGTGAAAGAAGCATTGGATGAAATCCAAAGTTTACAAAGTTCTTTGTATAAAAACGTATTCATGTTCGAAAGCATGGATTCGGAAGAAAAAGAAGAACACATTGATAAATTATCTGAACTTTTAGATAAACAAAGAATTATGTACGCTCGTCTATCACTCTCAGATGACCCTGTTGCGGTCAAAATGAAAGAACATCTGCAACAATCTATAGCTTTGATGGGATTCCCACCAGAAACTGATATGTTGGTTTTGTTTGACGGTATGAAGAAAACGATTGAAAAATTGAGAGGCATGAAAGGAGCCTAAATAGTTTGTTATACAAACTACTATATGTTTCATAAACACGATCTAATTACCATCCACACAAATCCATTTAATCAAGAGGAACCACCAATTTATCAAAGTCCAAAATTTGTTCAACTTCGAATATATTATCAATGTGAAAGTGAGTATTTCAAGAACAAAAATTTGACTAAATCATGATTATCTACTATAATCTAATTATCTTCCAAATCTAAAAAATCCGAGGAAATCCAAATGTCTTTTGCAAATTTAAAGAAACAATCTAAACTAGGCTCTCTAACCGCAAAGTTAGTTAAAGAAGTCGAAAAGATGAACAACAACGGTGCGTCAGGTGATGACCGTTTATGGAAACTAGATGTCGATAAATCTGGTAATGGTTATGCAGTGATACGTTTTCTCCCATCACCCGATGGTGAAGACTTACCTTTTGTAAAACTATATTCTCATGCATTTCAAGGTCCTGGTGGATGGTATATTGAAAATTCACTCACCACTCTTGGACAAAAAGATCCAGTCTCTGAGTACAACACTCAACTCTGGAACAATGGCACAGACGCAGGAAAAGATTCTGCAAGAAAACAAAAACGAAAGCTTACTTACATAAGTAACATCTATGTCGTGAAGGATCCAACAAATCCTGAGAATGAAGGTAAAGTATTTCTATACAAGTATGGAAAGAAAATCTTTGACAAACTCACAGCAGCAATGCAACCTGAGTTTGAGGATGAAGAGGCAATCGATCCATTTGATTTCTGGCAGGGTGCTAACTTCAAGTTAAAGGCAAAGAATGTTGCAGGTTACAGAAACTATGATAGTTCTGAGTTTACTGCACAAACTCCACTACTTGATGATGATGATGCTCTTGAATCTCTCTGGAAAAAACAATACTCTCTTGCAGAGTTTGTAAACGCAGATCAGTTTAAAACTTATGATGAGTTAAAAACACGTTTAGATTATGTCTTGGGCAACAAAGGTAATGTTGCACAACCCATTGAAGAACTTGAGAGAGAAGATGATGGACGTGGTTCTGCTGAAGAGCTTGTTGATGGTCGTCATCGTACTGCAGCGTTGTCTGAAGATGATGATGATGCCTTATCTTATTTTCAAAAATTAGCTGAAGAATAATTAAGGAATAGTAACACGAGTATTTTCTGTTCTAATTAATCTTCGATTTACAAATTGAGATGATTCTCTATAGATCATCTCATTTTTCATGTCATCCAAAAATTGACCAAGGTAAATTGGTTTTAAAACATAGATAGTTCTTTTCTTTTCGTTTTGGTCAACTTCAAAATCATAGTTTGAAATGGCTCTTACGGTTTCAGTTGCAGAGGTGGTGATGGGTGTTGAATCAAAATAACTTACTGTAAAATCTGAATTTACAATTTTTCCTGCTGGTAAAATCAATTTTCCATTTGAATCTTTGATTTCTTTGGTGACATGGTGATGTGTGTCATTTAATTTTTCAATACCATATTTTTTTAATGCATAGTCATACAATTCTTTGCTTGTGATTGGCCATTGGTCTCTTACGTTTGTAATATTCGCAGTCAAAAGAACAACATAATCATAATTAGGATTACCATATAGTTCATCTGCAACAGTGTCTGGTCTGGATCCATCAACAATTTGATACTTATCAAAAATTGTAAAAATGTTCTGCAAGTCATCACGAATTTTCATTCGACGAAATAAATTTTTTGCTAATACATATGATGAATCTGACAATCTGTCCGAAAATGGTGATTGATATTCTAAATTTGGTAACTCTCTAAAATAACCCATTAGTAACCTACTCCGATTAATCCGTCGTCTGAATCATAATCTTTTTGATATATTGGACTTATTTCATTAAATGTTAAATTTAAGACCATGCTCACAGGAGATGTATCCTCATAAGTTGCATACCTACCAGACCCTGTATAGTTGACACTCATATTTGTCAAAGCATGTTTTTGACGACCAGTTTTATAACATAATTGAAATATATTTGGAGTTTGTAAAAACACACCACTCTCTCTTTTTGCACTCATATTTTTTTTGAAAGTTCTTATTATATTTTTAACTGTTTCACTTTCTTTTCTTCTTCTTGGTGTGAAATTAAATGCAAATCTAAATTCTCTTAATTTAACTCCATTAAATAATAATTCCAAATTTTGATTAAGTATTTGACCTGTGGTTCTAGCAATAACCTCATTTACGTTTA